CACCGCTCATAGTTTGCGAATTAGTAACTCCGATAGTGAATGATGTAATGGCAGCAGTATTATTCCAAGTATTACTGCCAAGATAAAAAGAATTGCCCTGTGTTTGAATGAAATTGGTCATTTTGTATTCAGTTTCAGAATATCGTGGAATAGTAATGCTTATGTAAGTGCCAGCATAATATCCTTGTGATGTTCCCATAACCCCAAAATAAGCGGTCGCAACTCCGCTACCGTGATCATCTACACCATCACTGTTTAACCTAAAACCATAATTGCTGCCAGTATCACCATTTAACTGAAAATAATCATTATTTGCGCCGCTAGAATAAGCATTAACCACCATAATTTGAAGATTTTTATATGTTTGATTTATAGATGAAACTGTTGTTGATGCACCTGTTAATGTTGTTGTAGATAATAAAGTCATTCCACCGCTTGCAAGTGTTGTAAATGTAAAATCCATGTCAGTATTTGATGCCTTTGCTAATACTTGACCAGTTGTTCCACCCAATAAATCAGCCATTGATGTGGCAACGGCTTGACCAAAAACTTCAAAATCAGCGGGTAAGTCTGTGACCAAATCTGTATTCTCAGGCATTTGCCAGCCAAATGGTGTTGTTGGATTGCTCATTTATTTGCTCCTACTCTATTAAAGGATTGTAGCATTTGCCCAATCCAATGTTGCGCTGACATCCTGCCATTGTTCAACAATTGGCACATTTTCCCACCTGAATGCTTGCAGGCTAAATGCCAGGGGTGACACATTCATGGTCAGTGATAATTCATTGTAAGAGGTTGCAAATGTCCAGCCCTCAACAAATCCCAAAAACTCACCTGAATTCATGTTCAGTGGCAAATTGGAAACCCTAAGCGGCTGCCCCATGAATGTATTTATCAGGGCATCCCGATCTGAATCATCAATTTCAGAATTGGTAAGATCAAATGCAAATTGATTAAATTGGGCATTTGGGTATGCCCGCAATTCTAAATAAAACGCTGCCTGTGTTTCGGCATCAGCCTGATTGTGCAATGTGGTATTAATGATCTGCGATAAATTACCGTATAAAGCAATTGATGCAGGGTCAGAATCTGAAACCTCATTATTTGAATTTGCCCCGTATTTTAAAGTAATTGAATTACGCACATCACCGCTGCGGGTGCGGATTTGCAGATTTTTGGCATTGGCTTGATTGGCATCTAAATCCACATAACCGTTTATTGATAAATATTGACTGCGGTGTGTTGAATCAGCGTATGAAATCCGACCCTGGGCATCCTCATAAAGTTGCCCCAATCCTGATGTTGCAAGCCCTGCCACCAATGAATAAACATCAATTACGCTGGATGAACGGGCTGCTAAATCATAATCACCTGGTTGATCAATTTCACCTAATCCCGTATTTTCTGCATCCTGCCATTGTTGCGTTGGATCATAGGTTGCCCATGTTTCAGCGGCTGGCACTTGTTGCCATTGACTAAATAAAACCTCTGCTAATACCCGATATATCTGATCACCATCAAATTCATGTGGCAAAATTCCTGTGGTTATAACTCTAGGCAATCGGCTTAATGCACCCAATGCAATCATTGTGTATGTCTGAGCGTATGCAACTGAGCCAATCTCTGAAACGCTAATTGTTAAATCAGTAATTGTTCCGCCAAATATCGGCACAAATGTTGCAGTTGAATCTTGAACTGAAATTGTTATTGATTGATTAATTGCAAATGTGTAATTGGTTTGATCTAAATTAATTAATTCAATGTTGCAATATCCTGCATTTGCCTGACTGTAAATGTCGGTTCGCCCGCTGGTAATTGTTAAATTACTCAGGATTAAATTGGTGTAATCAACACCATTGATTTCCAGTTTCCAAATCGGATTCCATTGGCTCATTTAAGCCCCTGCAATAAGTTGCCGCCGCCCGTTCCCCGATAAAATCCTTCATTTTGTAAATCTATAATTGCGCGTTTAACACCCTCAGGATCACCAACAATGCCCATATTAACAATCATTGTTCCTGGCTGATTAAATGTAGTGCCGCTTGAAGGTTGATTTAAATTCCTGGTATCAAATCCACTTAAAGGGTTGAATTCACTTAATCCAACTAATGAATCCGCTTGCTTACTTAATAAATCAAATTGTTTTTGTAATGGGGTCAAAATACTCTGAGCAGTCTTAGAATTGATCCCACCAGTTTGCAATAAAAATGTTGTTTCACCAATTTTATCTGAAATGCTAGTAAGTTTGGAAACTAAATCAGTTAAATTAACCGCGCCAACTGGGTTTGCAATTTTGCCACTTGCACCGCTGCCGCCAATTCCACCGCCTGAAAATCCACCTGCTCCTGATCCACCACCTGCTCCTGATCCACCACCTGCTCCACTCATGGGATTACCTGAGCCATAAGTAAATGATGATGCGCCAGTGCTAAAATCAGTTGATACATCTGAATTTCTTGCAAGCGCATTTGCACCTGCCAAAATACCAGCCGCAATTGCAGTTGCACCCAATCCCGCCAATGGATTTAATGCAAAATAAGATGCGATTCCAGCGACAATTGCTGATGATTTTAATGCGTTGTAAGCAATGATCAATGTTTTAATTCCAGCAACAATTGAACTGATGCCGCCAGCAATAGCAGCGGCGGTGAACACGGTTGCTAAAACCAAACCAACTGAAATGATTTGATCTTTTAATGAAACAATTGTTTTAATTAAACTTTTAAAATCCTCACCTAAATTAAATGCACCTTTTTGGGCTTCAGCAATTCCAGCGACAATTGAATCTTGACCAGTTAATCCAGCGACAAATGCCTCAATTGCTGGCACAACATTTGTGATCAAAAATTCAGCAAACTTTGTCAGGATAGGGAGCAGGGCAGTGCCAATTGATTCTTTTGCTTCATTAAATCTGTTTTTCATTATTTCAAGTTTGACCGATAATGTGTCTGAGTTTGCTGCGGCTGCACCGCCCCACAAATCAGTCAATCGTTGAACATTGTCTTTAAATGTCATTGTCTTAGCATCTGCGGCGGTTATACCCACGCCTAATTTTGCAAGCCCTGAATCCTGCCCAGCATACGCCTTACTCAATTGATTGACAATTGTTTCCAACTCAACACCTGTGCCGCGACTGACATCAATTGCAAGGTTTAAAATATCCTGCGACTTTGTGAGATCACCTGTCGCAACTGCTAATTTTTGAAATGCTGGTCGTAATTTGTCATCAGCGATTCCTGTGGTTAATGATATTTTGCTGATGTATATTTCAGTTGCCTGGATTTGCGCGTTAGTTGCACCCGTTGCAGTTGTGAGCGCGCTTGCCAATCTTAATTGTGCAGCCTCATCAGCAATTGCAGATTGAACCCCATCAATTACCAATTTTGTTGCATAGGCTGCGGCTGCGGCGGTTACTACCGCAAATGCTGCGGCGGTTTTCTTACTAAAATTTAATACTTTGTCCTCAAATGTTCCAACGCTTTTTTCAGCATCAGCGGTGGCTTTTTTTAATGCACTTAAATCGGCATCAAAAGTGATGGATACTTTAGGAGTTGCCATCTAATCCCAACCCCTTCACAACTGCGGTGAACCCGTCTGAATACTCTTTAGCAACAATTGGCGCATAATAATTTGTTGCAGGGGCGATCCAATAACCTGATTCTTTGTATCTTGCTTTAAATCTGTTTGTGTAATTGCGCCCGGTGCGATCAACTCCTTGTTGTGAGCCATACTCTGTTCCCCATAACAATTCACCAGCGGCTGCACGATTTTGTTTAGTCTTAACACCCCTGGCATTCTTTTTTCCACCGTAAGGTGTTCCCACTTTTTTCTTGCCGCCTAAATCAACCCTGATCAAACGATCACGCGGGGTCAGCATTGATTCCAAAACTAACTTTGTTTGTGGGGCAGGTGCTTGCATTCCAAACATAGTCAATTGACCTGCAAGTCTTTTTGATAATGGTTGCGCCATGTCGCGGATTTTTCCTGATGTTTCCTTATCCATTAAACGCAATGACTGGCGTAAATCACGCAATGCCATTGGCTCTAAGGTTATGGAATAAATCCCTTGACCTTTTTTAACTGCCATTGCGCTTCTCCAAAATCTCCATTGCGGTTAAAATCTGCTCCGCGGTTTGCCATTCATTCATTGGTATTGATGTAGCAATTGCTAAATCAATCACCAAATAATTTAGACTGCCGCGTTTGTGGCTTTTGGGGTTTCACTGTCACCAACTGTCACATTGGCAACGGTTTCACACCAAATATCAAACGCCTTGACTGGTTTGCCAGCGGCTTCGCGTTTATGTGCGTGATACGCCAAAAACATTAAGTCACTGATTCCCATCTTGTCTTGCGCTTGACCTATTGTAAAACCTGTTTTGGTTTCCCATTTGAGCCACTCAGGTGGTTGGGCGGTATATGTTGCCGCTTCGCCATTTGCATATTCAATTGTGATTGGTAACTTCATTTTGTTTGCTCCCGATTCTTTAATTAACTAAATGTGGCAACTGGCGTTGTCACGCATGTGAATGACAATGAAACGGTTTGTGCATCAGGTGCAGTGCCACCGGCTGATGGCAAAATTGGCTGAACATCAAATGCAAACACTGCTCCAGTATCAGCGGTCAATGAAACTGCCAATCCTGTATTTGGTGCGTTAGTTGCGGCAGTCCACAATGCTTCACACAATGATGATGCTGCACCCCAATCAGACAACATTTCAACTGCAAATGTTCCCTGCGTATCGGTTGTGAAATATGCTTTTCCATCTAATGTCTGATAAGTATTAATTGTGCTTGCAACTGTTAATGTTGCAGATGTTGCTTGTGCATCATAATCATCAGAATCAATTGTGAATGTGATGTCGCGACCTGTGATGATTGTTGTTGGCATGTTTTCTCCTTATGTGTCTTGGTTGTAATAAGTGCTAACCGCTAGATCAGCAATTAAAAGTGAAGATGTTCCGATGTTTGTTATGGTTGGGCGTTGCACATCTCCTACAACATAACCATCAGGCATTATGCCCAAAATTTGAATGACTAATTTTTCTAAATTATCTAATGCGCCAGGGTTTGAATTGTAAGCAACCGCTGCGGTTATGATAAAATTGATCCTGACATTTACCGCTGATTTACTGATTAAGGTTGATTCCAAATAAACTGCATCCGGCACAATCACACATGCAGGGGGAATCACCGCTTCCGGAACAAATGAATACACGGTTGCACCGATAGATTGCAGTGCAGTTGCTAAATCTGCTCGCACTTCAGCAATTGATGCACTCATTGGCAAATTGTTTCTGTGTCCATAAATGGTGCAAGCAAACCAAATTGCCTATTGATCATTGACCTGCCAGTCCTGAAAATTGTTTGGGCAAAATCAACGCCCTCTGAAACTGAACCAGGAGCAATGACCGCTTGAAATATGTCAGTGCTTAATCCGAGTAAAGCATTCTTTATTGCATCATTGTTTGCATAAATCTCAGCCGCACTAGACCCATCAAGCGCGGCTAGACCAGCGGGGATGACTGGCGTGAGTATGGTGTCGGCTGTGACTAAGTCCGCAGCAAACATATACACATCAGATGTCCGTGCATTGACTGTGTATGACGCATCATAAGCACCACAACCAGTTACTACAACTGATTGACCCTCTACAAAAAAATTGGTTCGTGTAGTTACAAAATAAATAACATCATCTGTGATTTTATAAGAATCAATTGCTGATGTGTAGGCAGTAAGTAATGGCAGCAATACTAATTCGCTGCTAGCAATTATCTGATCTAAATATGCATCTGAATACATGGAATCAGACACGCCAAGCACGGCTCTTAAATCATCAGCATCAATGATTGGCATGTCTAATCCTTCCTACATTACAACTGGGTTGCATTCGGGAGCGACTACAACCCATGATTTAGAATTTATGTGAAATTAAATTTCCTTGCGCCCGCACCAATTTTGGTTGCGATTGCTCCATAAGAATTTATGGAAATTTCTACAGTTCCGTCAGATGGCTTGTTTACATCTAGGCGGTAATTTGGTGATTGATACCATGTATAAGAATTAGGTTCAACAACAACCATTGAGTTATCACCTGAACCAGTGATCACACCTGAATTGTCGCAATAGAAATTTAAACCTGCAACCAATCCAATTTGTGATTGACCAGTCACCAAACCAGTTTGGTTGGAAGGCTGATAAGCGTTGAATAACGGTGCGCCGCTGACATTATAAGACATAATGTTTGACCATTGGTCAGGACTTACTATTAGCGAACGCGCAAATCTTTGTGTTGAGGAATAAATTGCTGCATTTGATCTTGATGTAAATCCAAGTAATCCAGCGGCTGTGTTTGCTGTTGGTGTTCCATCAGCGGTTGCACCTGCAAGCAATGCAGTGCCAACGGCTTTAGTTTGTGCAAGCGCCATAGCACTTGACATTATCAAAATTAACTCGTTGAAAAAATCGGGGCTACTTCTTTCAATGATCTCAGTTGTCAGAATGTTACGACCCGCAAATCGACTGATATCCACATTCAGATATTCTGATGTAATTCCAGTATTTGTGACCGCACCTGATTCCGCAACGGCTGCAACCTCAGCAACGGCAGTTATTTTTGGAATTTGGAATTGTAGCCCTGAATCAGGAAGCACACCTTGACTAATTGCATCAATGTTTGCCCTGGTTGCATTGCTTAACCCGTTAATTATTTCACTTAATTGGCGTGTTGGATTAAAACCAACATTAGTTGTTGCCAAATCATCAGTTGCCGCTTTAACATAAAGTGCTGAATCTGAATTTGGATTTAATTGCGCTTTAATTGAATGCTCAACCCATGATCCCATATTTACAATTGGGCTTCTTGGTTTTGCATAAAACATTGGTGTGTGTGATGTTGCTTGAATTGATTGTGTCGCCTCTACTGTTTCAGTAGGTGCGGCAGGTGTTTCAACAATAGTGTCTGCCACTTTGTTTTCTCCTTCGGTAGGTGTTGTTTGATCTGCATCCGACTTTGTTTCGGTTTCAGAATTTTCATCATCAGTTGCTGCCACTTTAGTGACACGCGCTGATTTAATGGCTGGCTCACTGGTTAATGCAACGGCTGTGAGATCGCCCTTTAAAACTTTCATTGTTCCATCCTTTAACATTTCATAATCGTTCACGGCTAATTCCACACTGAATCCATCACGCAATCCATCCATTGCTTCAACCAATGCATCAGTGCCTGCGGTGGTAT